GTCAAAGAATCTACTTCTTGAATTAGGGTCTACATAAACATCAAGAGGGTCAATACTATTAATACAAACCTCTCCTTTACCCATATCTCGCATAGGATCTTGATAAACGTGCATATATCCCATACCAGTTACGTAATAGTCTTCCACAACATCACGCACTACTGATCTTCCATCAGATATATCGTACATATAAGACAGTAGCCCTGACATTACTTGGGCTACCTTATTATCAGAGTCTTCTCTAGGGGCTACCCTAAAGGATGGCCGGTTAGCCGTGATCATAGCTTTAGCCGATTCCACCGCAGGGTGGATCCTATTAACTACTACAGCAGCTTGACCTCTGGATTTTAGAACCTGTTCCTGTTCTTTAGTCCACTGTACGCCTAATCTAAACTCTCTATCAGATTGGGCTTTAGTGGCCCAATCCTCTCTATTATTAGAATACGAACGCCAAAGGTCCTGTACCTTCTGTACAATTTCCTTTTCGTCCAATTCGCTATATTTTTTGTAAGCCATAGATCGTAAGTTATCCCCTACATAGTCAACCAGTCAAGGAATTTGTTTTTTGTAACATCCTTAACGGTAGAATCGTTGAATTTAGTATCCCTAGATGCTCTCGCTCCTTCTAGTGCAGTCCATACAGCATCCATTATATCGTCGTGCTTTCCTTTAGGATAAGATAAGAACTCTTGTTGTGCCGTAATATCTTCTGGTCTAAAGTAAAATTGACTTCTTGCAAACATAGGTACTAAAGATAGTAACCTTTCAGACTTAGAGTTTCTAGGCTTTACCCCTCTCTCTAGTCCTGGTATATAAATTTGTTCTTTATGCATAATCTCTCTGGTCGCAGTTCTTAACGCTTCTTGATATCCTACAGTTTCAATCTTCATTCTTTTCGGATGAAACTTTTTATAAACCCGAATAATTTCATCAGGTTGCTCTGCAGGCGAAATACGCTTCTGGAAGCAATCAAGGAGATAGCGGTTATTTTCCGCGTCGATCCCGATAGTAGCGATAACAAAGAAATCAGCCCTAGCTGATAAAGAACTAGCAGGATCAACCCCACTATACACATTAATTGGTATAATTTTTTCATCATCTCCATCCTTCCCAATTAGGACATTTTGACCATCCCTTCTTTCGAAGTCATAATGGTGCAATTGTATCCATTCAGGTTTAAAAGGGGCGTTATCAGGAGATTGCGCGATATTCATATACTCTTGATAGAAACCATTTAGATTCCCTACAGCAGAATATTCTTCTTTTATTTGAAGTATCCGCCTCTTAGGGAAACGTTCAGGCCATAAACTCTTCTGTTCCTCGTCCCATATAGAATACCAGAGGGTGTGCCAAGCGGGGCTCTCCTTAGCCCAATACAAGAAGCAATCCTCGGATATTACTGTACCGATCATACAGATCTTACCTTCATCAGAAAGGGAGGGAATAACAGCTTCTGTCATCCATTTTCTATTCTTAGCACGTGCCTCTGGAGTATACGCATTAAGTTCTGATTCAAAGTCATCTACAATAATATGAGTAGGCCGCGTATCTCCTTCAATAAAACCACGTACTCTTTGACCTGTACCTACAGCTACTATCCTAGAGCCATTAGCTAAGATCACGTCTGTAGCAGTCCACTTCTTCGCTGTATCAGGACCTAAGTCCCCAAATAGCGACTTAAACTTATCTGATCGGGCTAAGTGATATTTTATACGTGATAAGAAGTTAATAGACTGAGCTTGTGATTCTGATATAATAACCATAAAGACTTCTTCATTAGTAGCCTTAAACCCACAAGTATATAAAGGATAAATAAGAGTGGTAACCGTACTCTTTGCCGTTCCTCGTGGAGCAGCGATTAGCACTCTTTTTGTAGTGTCGTCGGACAGTGCGGAATACACCTCGTGATGGAACGGCGGTGTTTGTTTGCGGAGGGCTGTAGGGAAGCAATACCTTCCAAATAGTGCCATATTACCCCGCATCTTCTTTAGAGCTTGTTGGAGTTTATACTTTTCCTCGTAATCCAACTACTCGCCCTTGTTCTCTATCGTCGTTCTCTGAGCAACTAAATGCTTCTCTTCCTCTACTAATTCATCAATAAGTCTAGTAGTAGACGTACCTTCGATCTTATCCACAGTCTTAACTAAGTGTTTATCCTTCATACCGTGCATATCCTGAAGATTGTCTACAGCCTTAAGTAGATTCGACGTCTCTTTCTTATCGCGTGCTATCTCAATAGCTTCTTTAAGAAGGTCTAGAGTGAAATCTTCGTCTAAACCGTGGTCTGTTAATCTTTTTCCCAGCTCTTCTCTTACCATACCTTTAAAGGTCTCCGTTTTCATAGTTCTAGTCCACTTATCACGCTTCCACTTCTCTAAATCTTCACCCAACACCCATTCTATAGCTAAATCATAATCTGGCTTAACAGCAAACATCATAGCTAAAGCCTGCATCTTACTCTGCTTAGACTGAACCTCTATATAAGTCTTACCACTCTGAGTGACATTAGTCTTGCGACCCTTAACCTTTAAAGGCTTTGAACTATACTTAGGACAAAAAAAGGTGTATCCCCAGGGGAACCGTAAGTACACGTTATCCCTGCCTGCTTTATCTTGATAATCCCGGCGTGATATAACTTTAGCAACGTACCCATCGTCAGATATACCGTAGTCACCAGCATCAGCGTCTCTCCAATACTTATAAAGTATTGCTTCTTCTTTAGCTTCCTTCTCTCGATAAACTGTATAAGTCGTCGCATCCTCGTCTCCTCGGTGCTTTATATCAATAGTGTACATTTTTAGAATGGGACGTCGTCGCTAAGAGCCTTCCCTAATTTAGCTATTTCTGGATAATATTCTGCAAAACCGGGATCTTTCCAAAAACTAGGGTTTTCCTTTAATAAGCTAATAGCCAGAGCTTCTTGTTGCCGAGGAGTAAACCCTTCTTTCTCAAAGCCACCTGAATGCTTAGATTTCTTCATAGTCTTATATAGAGCTTCAAGATCTAAATCCTCATAGTGACGTCCTTCTGCGATACTCATAGTTTCATCGGGATAATCCATTTCAAAGTTCATATCTCTGCCGGCATCTTCATAATCTCGCTTTAAATCAATATGCTCCCTAAACTTATCAAAATTCCTCTTAATATAAGACTTTTCTGTCCTATTCAACTGATCTAAACCTACTTTTTGCATCTTTGAATATATCTGTTGAAAAAGTTTACCAGCGCCTACACTAAGCCCTGCAAGTGGAGTTGCAGCAGCAAGACTCAAGCCTGTGTTAAGCTTATCTCCTTCGGCAGCATATAAACCAGCATTAGCTAGGTCAGCACCAGCGCCAACTCCGGGAACCATACCACCAACATCTAATACTGTATGCGCGTTATCCTTTAACATCATCAATAATTCTATAGGAGTTGGATTTTTTTTCTCAGCCTTATTCTGCATTCTTAAGTTATCTATTTTCTCATTTGCAGCCACACTTCTTCCTTTCTGTGTTATGCCCACCCTTAAAGTCTAAATCGTGTTTAACGTCACCTGTAGTGATAATATCACTAAAATCAACGTCCGTACTAAATATTTTATTAAAGTTCTTAGCGTACGTCCTACACCACGTCACTCTATACTTACTACCCTTACTCACTGGATCTCAAGAAATCTAAAGGATTATACTCTTCTCCAGCCTTCTCAGCTTTAATAGAAGCAGCCTTAGAACCTGCTAAATACTTCCAACCACCAAATACTGCTCCCCCCACAGGAGTTCTAAGCAAATTAACTAAATCATTATCAGACAGGTTCCTTAAGTTAACAGGCTTACCTAAAGCCTCAGATAAGGCAATCTTAGCTTTACTACCTATATATCCACTAGAGTTCTTGATTAAATCACGTGCTGTACTAGGCTCTACTTGCCAATAACCCTGTGCTGGACCACCACCGTGCTGTCTGTCATACTTACCACCAGCAGACTCGTGTGCAGCAGTCTGTTTAAGAATACTAGCTAACTTATCACCAGATATACCCTCGTCACCGTGGAATACACTCCCTGCCATATCTGAAGCACTCTGGATATTCTGTCCAACCTCGTTATCTAAAGATCCATAATCACCCTGATCCTTGTCAAACTTCTCCATTTTCTCTAAATTCTTTGTAGTTTGGTATATACTACCCCAAAACTGAGCCTCAGGAGATAAAGCCCTGAATCTCTCACTACGCTCTATACTATCACCTGGATCTAAAGGGGCTCTTGTCCCTTCAGCTACAGCTTCTACAGGTTTAACCATCTCTCTAGGGTCTTTCATCTCTAAATCCTTTACAATATTGGTAGGTGTTAACATCTCTTGAAATTTGACGACCTGCTCAGGAGAGTACTGCGCTTTTTCTACCTGAGGAGGGCTAAAAGCACTCTGACTAAGAGGATTTACTACGTTATCTACTAACATATCTACATCCAAACCGTCATCACGCATATCCGATACTGCCTGATCCTGAGCTGGACCGCTATTTTGGGCGTAATCCGGGCTAGCTGTATCATAAGTAAGCTTAGGTACTGCTAAATTATCTATAGGAGAACCTAACTTAGCTTTACTATTCTTAGTAGCTAAAGTATATAGGTTATCTACTCCAAACTTTAGTGCCATATCAAAACTTATTCCTAAAAAAATTTATTGATGTCACAACTAGAACACGTGTTCTAACTCGTACACTTGAATATCCCACTTGAAAATCCAATAGTATATACTATTAATTAGTGGTTGTATAGTTCGCAGAAATTTACAAGTATTTAAAGGCATAAGTCAAGTCAATTTCAAAAAAATTATTTAAGAATGCGTTCACCCGATACACCATCACCCACACCGCTGTAAAAAAAGCCTATGGGGGGGTTAATTCTTGTTGAGTCTTTTTTCTCCGCGTTGCGTGTGTCTTTCCCCTGTTCTCTTTGCTGTGCAATTCCGTGCAGTACACATTAAATAAGATAAAGGAGATTTGGAAATGAAGAAGCTAATTGAGCTAATTAAGAATGTTTGTGGTAATAATATAGGTGTTACTGCTAAGGGAGTGCTATTACCAGGTGATGCTATTAATGCTACACTACTAACGCAACACAGGGAAGAAATAAACCAGTTATGTGTTGCTAATAATTTGCGATTATCTACCTTACCTACTAAATATGGTGATGATCCAGATAAACCAAATAGTATGTTCCTAATGAAAGCCTCTGAAGATGTTACTGAAAAGGCTCTATCAGTGCTATCATAACCAAATGGAGAGGCGTCTTAACGGGCGTCTCTCTTTTTTAATAATACTACACACATAACTGCGTGTGGAAAGGATGAAGGAGGAATGTTGTGGAGTAATCACAATCGAGGTTTTGGGAATCGTTGTACCTTGTATTCAAACAACGCCAATTTTTTTATTATGAGAGGTATATAATAAGGAGAATGTGGATTAGCCCACAGACCGAATCTTAGGTTGCCCCTAAGAGCCTCTCACAATTATTATTTATAAATGGTAGTCGTGAACTAATCCTCCAGGCGCGCAAGGCAGGATACTATCGCACAGAGGGGAAGATTGAGGAGTTAGTCTTCCCCGAACTATTAAATAAGAAAAGGAGCTTTAAATGGCTACTATTAGTGTGATCACACTGAGGCCTCTAAAAGAATACACTCTACAATCTAATGGAATGGTCCATATTGCAAGAGCACATTCACCTTTAGAGGCAATGCGAAAAGGA